CCGATAGTTACCTATCGGGACGAGTGATGAAATCTGATCGCTCAGATCTCCCACTGTATGGCTTAGTATGCCGGCATCTTCAGCTTATGGAAGAATTCTAAGGGTACTCCTGGTACTTTAGTTGACTGACCCAGAGCTTAAGAAAGCAGTGAGGAGTCTATCTCCACAGTATTGTAGAGTTTCCGGGTCTTGGTCCTATTATAACTTGCTCTGCGTGTTGCATGCAACGGACTCAACAAGAAGCCTCCGTAAGAGGTGGATTTCGAGGACGACCCATCGACGGTAGTAATACCCCGTTTGGGAAACCGACGCAGACCAAGCATGTAATGCTACTAGGTACTAGGCCTAGTCAAGACACTTCCTACCAAGGAAGCGGAGACTGGTGGCACCAAGGTGAGCACTAGGAATGGTTTACGTGTTTTTGACTAATCAATAATGTCTTAACACATCTCCTTGACCGACAGGTCTTGGGGTGAAAAGCTCAGTGTAGAACTTTTATAGTTGATTCCTCCGGGTTGATCATTTAGATCATGAAATCCGGCACTGTGGTATTAGGGGCTTTCGGGCCCTGAGGGATTAATTTCCTGGGTATGTGGGGAGTGCGAGTACGTACGAGCATATCTGTACTGCAGTGTCTCCTTTGAGTGCTGCTATGAGATTCTACATTGGGGGGGCGTAAGTCACCCCATGTGTTGCCCTTGGCAACCACAGGATCACAACTCCGCCTTTACAGGCTGCCTGCGGCCCGCTATCCCTTATTGGGGGGTACCGGAAACCGAAGGATACTCTGTGTCGGAGGATAGGAAGCCTGAGATAGTATCAAGGGTTAGTTTCTGTAAAGAAACTAGGGTTGGGTACAACCAATTCAAAGTATTCCTAAGGCATAGATGTTGTGTTATATAATAAATAATAAAATAAATAAAAATAATGCAACATAAGAACATGTTTACACCCTTACAGGTGAAGACTGCTCTTAGTATTTGGCAATCTGGTGTAAAATCCAGTAAGCGATTGGTGGGATTGCTCGTAAGGGCAGTTCCATTGATCGTGGGAGGAACGTGCCTGGGTTGGGTAAAAGCTTGCTTCGTCTTTGCGAAATTTGTAGGTTGTATGAAACGGCATCAAGGAGATCGAGGTCTGGCAATCTACTTGAAAACAGCGTCTGTGTCACTGATGCAGGCGTTGGGACAAGAAAAGAGAACCCAGCCGAGACTAATTGGTGCGGCTATAGCTCAAACACGTGCTGGTCTCCCCAGGGTAATTCCTGGCAACCACCGGCTACGGATCAAGCAGGGTGATAAGGGTGTTATTCGTTTATGGTTAGGATTCTTTACTCTTTACCGAGTATTGGACTACCGTGGACGGATGTCATTCGAAACCATTACTGCTCCGGGAGTTGAGATTTCAGAGTCCTTTAAGAAGGAATGGGATAAATTTATACCTTATTTTGTTTCTTCTTTAAAAAGTTTTGGGATTTCTCCTTTCCAGAAGGTGGCAGTCCTCCAATCCGGTGCACCTAAAGACATTAGATCTTTTGATGTTTCTAAGGATACGTCCAAAGAGCATCCCGAGGTTTGGTGTCCTACGGGGGCTCGGGTGGTTGATGAAATCTTGGGTTACGTAGTTAGGTATGTTGTCTTGATGACCTCTGGTCCTAACTCGAGTCGAGAGCGTTTAGATAAAACTAAAGCTCAAGATCCGGTTAAGAATCCAGTGATGTCAAGATCCTCAGTGGGAAACCTTGTTGATGATTGCGCAGCTTGGATCACCCGACCCAAGTTGTTGGAGTCATTAATAACTATCCTTTCCCTTGTTCGATCACCTCTTCTTTTCAGCCCAATTTGGGAGGCTGGCCTTTCCCTTCTGAAAAATAATTGGAAGGGGGAGGTCACTTTCTCATCTTGGAAAGAAGGAAAACAAAGTGGTCGATGGGGGAAGCTGGGGAAATTGGCGTTAGTGGAGGAGCCTGGTAAGATGAGGGTTGTAGCCATGGTCGATTGTTTAACCCAATGGGCTCTTTACCCATTGCATCGTTATATCTTTGATGACGTCCTCAAGGCTATTCCTCAAGATGGACTCTTTGATCAGCTTGCCCCCGTGCAGGCTCTCATTGATAAGTTGAAAAGGACTGGCCGGAAAGTATGTTATTCATATGATCTTAGTGCTGCAACGGATAGGATCCCAGTAAGTTTGCAGGAGAAGTTACTGAGTGCCTTCGTGTCTGAGGATTTTGCTCACCATTGGAGACTCCTACTGACAGATCGGGCGTACTTCCTTCCTAATCTGTGGACTAAAACCCATGGAAAGGGGCTGAAGTCCGTTCGGTATGCGGTAGGGCAACCGATGGGTGCGTACAGTTCTTGGGCTATGTTGGCCTTGGTGCACCATGCAATAGTACAGCTTGCGGCTCGTAAAGCCGGGACAAGTGGCTGGTTTGAAGACTATGCAGTTCTCGGTGATGACATCGTGATCGGAGATCGCGATGTCGCACGTGAGTATGTTAGAATTATGGATGCAATTGGGGTTAAGATTGGTTTTAACAAATCGATCACCTCTAAGAACCTTTCACTCGAGTTCGCGAAACGATTTTTCCACAAAGGAGTGGAAGTAACCCCACTCCCTCTAGTGGCGATCGCATGTAGCTGGCTCGGGGTCACAGGTGTCCCGGAGACCGTGAAATCGTCTTCGGGGCGCTTGGGGGTCTGGCCCTCTTTGTATTCCATTCTTCGAAGCATGGGTCTTGGGTTCCGGACAGCTTCCCGGGCGGCAACCAGCCGTCTTGGGGATCTGTCTCGGCGTGCAAGATCGATTGTATTGCTTCTTACTCGACCTGGTGTTAGTCCATGGTCAGCACGTAATCTGTGGGATTGGTATCGGCAGGATAAGTTCTGCCATGCCCGTCCTGTAAATCGGTTATGGGGTTCACCGGTTGTACAACTGATTCGGTCACGAATCGAGGCC